AGTCTGATAGGCTTCTGTTTAGGTCTTCGTCTATTATTAGCCCCAAAGATTTAATCGCCTCTCCAACCTCTTTTGGGCTTCTGTTTATGCTTTTAGCGAATTGATTGGTTTGAAACTGCTCAATCGCCTGCCCCGCGTTTAGAGCCTCTTTTCTTGTGGCTTGAGCTTCATTCATCGCCGAGAATGTTCCTTGTGTCGCCGCCGCCGCTCCAGCAGCAACAGCAGCCACTACAGCAGTAGCCGCAAGTTTTCCCATCCCCGCAACTCCAGCACCCTTAAGCCCAGACGTTCTAGCCTGCGACTTTGACCTTTCCAATATAAGCGATTGCCTTTGCGATTGAGACAATGCTTCACTCGAAAGTTTTTTGTTTATCTCTAAACGCCTTGCTTCTTCCCTTGCCAGCTTTACCGTTATATCTGTAAGCGAACCGGCGCTGCGCCTTGCTTTTTCGTATTCATCAGCAAGCAATTTTTCTAGGTTTACTGCCTGCTTTTTGAGTTTGTTCGCTTCCTTGTTTGAATCCTTGATCCTATTTGTTTTTTTAATTATTGAATCAATAGCCTTATCGAAGTCGGCAGTATCCCCACTAAAAACAAACTTAATTTCGTTCGCCATTTTTTAATCCTTGGGTTCTTCTTTCATGCATTTTCTTTGCCACCTCTAAAGCTTCAAGGTCTGAATCCGTGACAAACCCACAAGCTCCCTCTCCCTCTCCCAAGGCTGCTATGTCATATATAGCCTCTCCAAAAGGTGTGTTCATCGCCTCTTCGCTGGTTTTGTGCATTTTGCTTACAAGCACCATTTTCATGTAATGCAGGTTATTCATGCTTGTGGGCTTTGCTCCCTCAACCTTATTGAAAAACAAATTAGGTTGTTGCATGGCTTGGGTAAGGTATTGAATGAAAACAAGTATCGCTTTCCCCTTGTTTCTAAGCTTTGCAAACCATCTTAAAAAAAGAACTTCTTTTTTAAACGAAAGGTCACTTATGCCTCGAAGCAACTCCTTCCAGTTTCTTTTGCAAACCCAAACCGCAAAACATAAATCCCCGAACTGCGGTTGCCTTTCACCGGTCACAAATGGACTCCCATAACGGGTTAGCACCATAACGTGCCCAAGTGTCAAGGGCCTCAACCGCTGTCCGAGGACTCTGGCTTGTCGAGGTATTACTGCTTTTAAGTAATCACTCTCTAGCGACACGCGATTAGTGCGTGAATGTTTGAAGCGCAACCGTGCTGCCAGCACTGTCGCCATTATACTGGCTGCAAGGCAACGTCATCCTGAGTATGTCCGTATTGGACATTGATATTGTTCCCCCACCAATATAGTTCCACGTACCGGCAATCGGGGTCGGGAATGTATTTCCGGTTTCCGCATCTTGAGCTATCGTGACAATGGCTCCCGGCAAAGGAAGCTCCACCTCGGCAGCCGCAAGAGCTTCCGTTGTGTCAAAAAAGATTATCTCGAAAGTCGCTGTGCGCCGAAAATTATACAAGTTGTAGCCGAATACATTACCTTTCTGGTTTCTCGCCTCAGCTGTATCCGCTTCATCAATGAGATTGACGCTTTGCATATAATTGTCGCCTGCCGCCACTGTCCCATACGCCACTGTACCATCTACTCCATAAACGGTGGCGCTGCCTACTATTGTTGAATTTGCTGTACTCATTTTATGTTATGTTTTCATTTAATTTACTTCTTACAAAGCCATTCACTCTGTACCTAACCAAGCTGCCAATCGGCTCCTCTCTGCCCATGCGAAGAATCCCGCTTGACCTTGAGCTGTTTGTTCCCGTGACAGTACTGCTTGGGATTTGGTAATTGTTTAGCAGCACAAACACCGATTCTGCAACAGCTTCTGCGGTGTAATATGTTCCCGAAATCGGTCGGTTAACGGCAGGGTTTTCAATGCAGTCAACCTCCCAGTTAAAATCAACAACGGTTTTCTCAAGCACGCGAACCATGCTTGGAGGTCGCAAGACGATTGCCATAACGCGAACCCGGTTAAGCATTTCCTCCATCTTGCTTTGCACATCATCGTCCTCCTTAACCAATCCCGCAGAATAAGCAACCGTAGCTGTTTCGTTATCCCCTACTGAACCGCTCAAGCCGCCACTACCCGTTAAGGTTGTGCCACTTTTAGAAGCAGCAGAGGTAAGCGTAAAAGTTGAACCTCCCGAAAATGTTAATACTGTTCCGTTATCAATGTCCTCTGCAAGCGAGTCTACGGTTAAAGAAGTTGCCCCCCCGGAGTAACCTCCTCCATTATTTATCACGGCAGCAACAAAAGGAGATTGCCCAGAAAGTCTGGTATTCAACGCCCCTTGTATGTCTGTCATGTAAACCGCCATTACAAGATTCTAGCCCCCGTATCTGTGGAGCATGGGCAATCATCAGTTGTTGATGTAACTCCATTTTTAACGCTCGCAACCAAGTTGATGCAAAGCTTCCTCTTATACCCATAACTGCCACGGTCATCGTAAAACTCGTCAGCGGTTTCGTTCGCTGGCTTGGGTATTCCAAACCGGCAATCGCTCACCCTTTCCATGAATGTCATGGCAGCATTGTAAGCGGAAACCCTAACGTCACTTACATCCGTGACGCTACCGCCCACTCGCTTCATAAGCTCAACAATTATTATGTCGAGAGCCGGAGAATGCAGCACATCAGGAATTGCAGCCGCTGTTGCAGCTAAACTATTCCTTGGGCAACCTTTAATGTAGCCGCGAACCAACGCAGCAACATCGTCACAAACCTCTTGAATCAACCCGGAAGAAGTCTGCCCAGACGCAAGACCGATAGAGTTGTACTTTGCCAACTCCGTATCCGTCATGCGGGTCTGAACATCCGACTGCGCTATGGTTGTCCAAGCCATTTAGCTATTAGCGTTTTCTGCTTTTTTTATGCCGTGTCGCAGAAACAGGGCAAGCAGCGATGTGATCACCACGTTTGCCGCAGCTCCCACTTCAAGCTCACCTGTGAAATACCCAGCAACGCCGCCAATGGCTCCCAAAATCGCTGTCCATGTGGTTTTTGAAGATAACATTTTATTTCTTTCTGTTTTCCAGTAATTGTTTAAGTTTTATTGCAATGTAAAAAAGCGACAAAAGACTGATGCCAACCTTTAAAAAATTGTCCATCGCAACAAGCCAGCTTCCGAGGCCAGTTGCACTTGCGATTGCGACTTTAATATCATCCAAGCTCATCCAGTTTTAGTGCCTTGGTACTCAATGTCGATGAATGGAGTGTCTATTTCCAAATTCCCCGGCAATGATTTGCACCCTGCTCCAACCCATATCGCTAAAGCGCTCAATGCAGTTATGATGGCAATTCGTCTCATTTTACTACTTTGACCTTCATGGGTTCTTTTTCACTACCTTTAGGAAGATAGCACTCGCCTCCGTTTTCGGGCAATTTCTTTTCAACGGTTAATTGTTTCAACTGCTCATTTGGTACAATCATTTTCGTCTCCCTGTCGGTCATGAAAAAGGTTGTAGAAGTAAGCCCAAGCCGAATGACTCGCGCCTGCCTTCCGCTAATGTACAGAATCTCGTCATTTTCAAAATCAGATCCCCAGTAAACGATTAGCCCTTGAGCGAAATTAAATAATACATCCTTAAAAAGCAGCGCAACAAAAGCCGCAAGCAACAGCCAGCCGTAGTGACCAATTGCGTGCTCGGCCAACCTCTGTGCTGCTGCCTGTTCTAGGATGTTTGTCATCCACGGCGGTTATTCTGGCGCAGCTTCTTCAGCGGCAACAACTGTGTCGTCTTTTTCCAACCCAAGCTGAGCTAATGCCAGACCAGCAATATAGTCTGCATCGCTCGCAGCCGCATCAGGAGTCCAGTTAGTCCAAGCATCACCATCAACCCGAAGCAGCGTCGATACGAGCGGTGTGCTACCCCAAACCTCTTGCCCTTCTGCATCGGTATATTTACCCCAGCCGACTACGTTGAATTGCATCGAGAACTCTGCCGCGCTGTTCAAGCTGATAGCTACTTTCGAGACATTAAGCCCCTCTTTTGGTTTTGTGTTTACTTCAATCATCGTTCAAAAATTATTCTGCTGTATCCTTCCAAGCGACTTTCTCAACAACCGTTTCGGGTCGCACCGTCACGGTTTCTTTGACTTCTTCAACCGCTTCAACGGCTGTAGTAACCATGTATTTCTCTGTTTCCTCGACTGTGTGCGTTCCGATTTCCTCGCCATCCTCATTGAACAAAGGCACTTCTTTCGTTACCGGCACTTTTTTCGTGACAGGTTCTTTAACTTCACGCTGCACCATCTTGCCGTCAACCTCGACAATTTCGGTTTTAGAAACTTCTTCCTCAACCTCGGTCATCTTGGTGCGCGTTCCCATCACCGCATCTTGCGCCTCAACTGCTGATTGGGTAACTCGTTCCTCGGTGATTGCAGCATTTTTACAACCGCCAGAAACCCAAGCTTCAAAAGATTCAAGTAGCTGTCGAGGGGCATCAAGCTCGGTCTTGCCTTCCAATGCTGGCACATCCGCGCTGGGATATTGTTTGCGAAGTATGCCGCATTTAATTTTGTCCTCGTTCGCATCGAGATACGCTTGCGGGTCAGCGTCTTTTGGAATGTCGGCGTGCCACTTCTTTGTGCCGTCGTAATCAATCGAGAAGTAGACCGTTTGGTCGTTCTCGTTCTCGCGTGTGCTGTTAATTGTAATTGCCATTTGTAAACCTATCTCAATTCAACGCCGATATAGTGAAATCTGCCAATATCAAACGTGTTGCTACCGCTCGCATTTATCTGGTATTGAAAATCGCCATCGTTATTACAAATTGACCAACCCGACGATTTCATTTCACGGTCTGCGGCAATGCCTCCAATAGCCAACATGTAGCTGAACTCTTGTGCCGCATCTGCTCTGGTCGCAAAAAATAGACTGTCTCCAGCACTGCCACTGTCATTTACCGACGCATTAACCATTATTGCCTTTACCCCTTTCGGAACGGAGCCGTTAGAGTCAGCTTCGTTATTTAACGTCGTCATTGAAACGTCGCTAAATCCGTTTGCTCCGGTCTTGGCATTCAATAAATTTGAGTCAACAGCATTTTCAAAATAAACAATTTCTCCCGGCGGTGCTGAATAATTGCCTTCGCCTATCGCGCTGCCGAAAACAAGCATCGGTTGCGAGATGTAAAAATCTCCAGACGATTGCGCTCCAATAATTTGGACAAAGAAATAGGTTGGCGATGCGCTAATTGTGGCAGTTTTTTCAATCCACTCCCAACCGCCGCCGCCCGTGTGCTTATCTGACTGATTGCTGCTACCGTCATAGATGTCAAAATAAACGTGGTTAGCTGTCGAGGTTTTAAACCACGCGCCAAATGTCACTTTTCGCCCCGCAAATCGGTCTAGCCAATCAGCATTCTGGCGAATGCCGGTCAACGGCCACGCTACATAGTCGTTTGCGGCAGTTACCGCA